CTTGCATAATTTTTAAATTATTTTTTAAAATTCTATTGTATTTTAAAAAATTTAAAAATAGAAAAAAACCGAAGATTTAAATAATTTTTTTAATAGCTAATTGATATCCTTGATGAATTAAATTATATTAACTTTTTTATTTAAAATTCATCAATGCCTCTATAATCATCAACGCATCTATAATCATCAATGCCTCTATAATCATCAATGCCTCTATAATCATCAATGCCTCTATAATCATCAACGCATCTATAATCATCTATCCATATAATTCCATTTTTTTCTAAAATTTTAAAAAAAATTTTCATGTCTCTTTGAATAAAATCTGGTTAATGACAACCATCAATATAAATAAAATTAAAAGATGTTGTATTATTTTTTTAAAATAATCAGATGTTATTTTATAAACTTGAAATTTTTTATTATTAAGATAATTTATAATTTTATAATCAAAATTTCTTCTTGATTATTTTTAATAAATCCGAATGATCATTTTCAGCAAATAATAAAAATAAATCTATATAATATAAAATGAATCTTTATGATTAAGAAAATTATCTGCAAAAAATACAGAATATAGTTTTTTATAATAAACTATTTTTAAAAATATTATATATATCATTTTTTTATTTAATATGGATAGTAAATAATATTTAATTTTCAGAATTTATAATCCATTTTTTGTATATTTATAGATTTTAATAAAAGTCTAAAATAAATTATTATATATTTTTAATAAATTTAAAAAAAATATTTTTTATTTAATTAAGTTTAACTATTTATTCAAAAAAAAACTTAAAGAAAGTATTGGGATATTCCTTAGAAATATTTTATTTTTTTTTTTTAATTTATAAAAAATGTCTATGTTTAAAACAAAGAATAAGAAAAATGTAATTACAGATTCAAGAATAACGTTAGATGCCAAACATAATGAAATGATTCAAAAAATGGTAGATGAAAAAAAAAAAA